AATAAAAAAACCCCGGCCGCGATCTGGCCGGGGACTACCTGGAGTCGTGGGTCCCAGGTCGAAAAGGGGAAGTGACCAATATACACCTACTACCAGCTAACTATCAAGACCCGAATTGCCCCGACCCGAATCATCAAGCCCCGAACCCGACCCCGACTGATCCCCGACCCCGACCCAAGAGCTCTCAATCATATACTTGCTTAGTCGTTCACGCGCAATAGCCAACATCCGTGGTACAAGGTCCCCGAATCCCGACCCCGACCACAAACATGGGACGACGGGACCCGAACCATTGCTCTTGATTCCATGGGTCATGAGGTTTTTGCCCTGGTCCCCGGCAAATAAATATAGGTTGTCGGCTTCGAGGGGGCGAACCAAGTAAAAATTAATCCCGCCCGCTCGATGATGTGCGTAATTCCAAGCATGTTGGAATGCAGACACCTTAATTGCGTTAGTTTTTGTTACTTTAAGCTCAACCCAAAAAGATATTCCCTCGGCGCACAGATATACGTCTGGAACGCCTCCTCCGGCTCTATTTTCAATCCGCTGAGACTGCCAGTGGCTCGGCAGTGATTCCTTTAGATTCTTCCACAGTAAGGCTTCTGGTTGGCTCATCGTCAATCTCCTCAAACTTGCCTTCGATGAAGGCTTCCGGGTGACTATTTCTTAGTTCGGCTAATCTCTTTTCAACATCTTCCCTAGACAATCCCTCAATAGAATGTAAATGGTTCTGTTCGCGTCTATCGATTGTCAAACCACCCAGGGCGCTTCTTATTTTTTCAGCGTTGACCGCTGCTGAAAACTGACCAGCCTCTTCAGCTCCATGTGAAAGTCTATCGAAACGTTCCATTTGCCCAATAAGTGTTACACCAAACCTGCGTTCTCGGTCTTCTCTAAGTTCATTGATGTATTCAATCAGGTGCGGAAACCGCTCACCTTTTAACAGCACACTAGCCTGGACGTTTGCGGAATCTGCCGCATACCCAGCTTGCCGGGCGCATTCAGCATTCGAGTGTCTGCCGTCAACAAACAACCTGGCGAATTCTTTTTGTCGTTGAGTAAGTTTTCTTCCTGATGCTTCTTCAATATCACGAGCTCGTGATTCAATAGTCTTGCGAGTAGCCAATTCGTTCCTCCAGCTGAATGTGTTTATATAGGGTCAAAATATATTTTTGCATCGAAAAAAGCAAATCCATGCGCGCGTTGGTCGGAAACTCGTTATTTGTCGCACTCTTCTGGGACGGTACAGATACCCTTGGGACGAGCCTTGGGACGAGGTCCGTGGACCTATGTCCTTGTTTCATGTACCTTTTATCCCAAAAAAATACACACCGTCCCACTTTCGCACTTTTTTTGCCCCAAAAAAACTTTTTCAAACACGAAAAATATATTTGCCCCCCTATATAGGACAAACAAGGTTTGCACATCTCCCATCAATGATGTTATACTTGTTTCACATCATCAAAAACAGAAAGGAGAAAGACTGATGGAGATAATTAACTCAAGGGACTTGAACACTAACGGTACGCACTTTTTGCAATCGGTTCGTGCCACGTACTGGGAGCTGGTCGAAGCTTTCGGTCACCCCACTTACGCTGACCCAGAATATCTTGACGACAAATTAAATGTCGAATGGGTCCTGGAAATAGACGGTGCTGTAGCCACTATCTATGATTGGAAACTAGGCACTAAAGAATATTCGGCAAACACCCTCTGGAATATCGGCGGTCACGGTCAACGTGTTGCCTCAAAAATTATTGATATCTTAGAAAAAAAGGCGGTGGCATAATGAGTAAATTGACACATTCAAATCCGTACAGCCAAGACTGCTTGACTGACGAGCAAATAGAAAGGGGAGATATAGTGATTGAACCAAACTCTGAAATGAAATACGAGTACGAAGCATTGCTGAAAAAATGCAGAAGCTTCTACGCTTGTTACGATGAAGTGCCATTGCCGATGCAGCGTGAGCTGTGTTTGTTGTTTGTGGCAAAAGATAAAGAAGAGTGGGAGGCATTCTTGTTTGAGCCCACGGACCTTGGTCCATTAGCCATCGACTTCGTGCTTGGCGATGAGAACCAAGAAAAGCTTCGAGCGGCGATGCGTGACAATCTGATGGAATATGCAGAAGAGCGTGTCAAAGAGATTGTTGATCGTGGTAACCCAGAGCCGCACAGCACCAACATCCAATACATCCGTCCCTGGGAGTTAGACGATTGAAGTCGTTAAGGTTACGGACCAAGATTGTCGAATGGCCGATGGATCATATTGATGAAGAGCCGTTGTACCAGGCAATCGTTTACGATGCGGAGTGCGAAGAGCTCTTGGAAGAATCGATCCAGCAAATAATGGATGATGAACTGTTGTCGGAAGACTTCCAGGACAAGCACGTATTCATTTGTTTAGGGGAAGCGGCTGATAGTTATGACGAAGCCGGGCAGAACCTGAGATCACTTTTGAAGAGAATTATTAACAACTTAAAGAAGAGGGTATAGAGCAATGACCAATGACGATTACAAATTATTTCAAGAAGCTATTTTAGATCAAAGTTTAGACCTGAGCCTTTGGCAGTTCCATCAACTGATGAAACTGTTTGAGAACAACGACAAAAGTTTTAAGCGGCATGAGTTCATCAAGCCACTGTTTGCAGAAACAGCAAAACAAAAGACGGCTAATCTTCGTCTGGTGTAAAAGGGTAGAGAAAAACCGGTGTGCCTGGGCCTACATAGGCCCCGGTTACATTAAAGTCCATGTATTCAATAGCCTCCTCTTCATCCCACTCATTGTCATCGACCAACACATCCACGCACTTCCAATAATCGTAGGCCAGGGCTCGAAAGCCGCCGCATTGTTCAACCACACCAACTAAAGCTTTTTCAAACCCATCGGCTTCTAACAAAACATCCTCACTCATTATCAACCTCCAAAGGGTCCAAGCCATCAATCTTAACCATCCGGCGGTAAATCAAAGACTTCTCTCTAGCTTCTTTAACTGACAGCTCCGGCCATGGACCAAGGCCCATGTCTCGGCGCCTGCCGTCAATTTGATAACGAAAGATCCAACTCCCAGCACCGCTCGCGGCAACCAACAAGTACAGGTTCTTACCAAAACGATAGCGCCCCGGTCCTTCGATGCGCGGGTTCAATGGAGTATGTCCTTTAATATTGTTTCTTCTGCCTTGAGTAAATCATCGAAAGTAATACCCACCTTTCCGGTTTGAATAGCCAGGGTCAGTGTCAGAATTCTTGAGACGAGATAGTTGTACTCATTAACCCCAAGCATCTGCGTACCGTACTCGGTGGCAAGACGCAGCACGGTGACCACTATATCTTTTTCGTCTAGATCTGTTTCATCAACCAGCTCAGACAACTTCGTGTAAAAACCAGCAATGGCGTAAGGTCTAGGATCTACTTCTTCGTTCATATCTGACTCCTGAGCGACGCATACATCGTCACGATATCTGTGTCGTTTGGTGATTGTTCCGCCAAATCAACCAAGAAGGCAATTTGTTGCGCGGGGCTCCGATGATTGCGCTCGGCCAAGTCCCAAAGCTTTTCCCAAGTCAGGAAAGGAACGGCAACGCTTTTATATTTTTTTGTGTCTGGCATGATAATCTCCTTTATTGTAGCCAGTTTTCTAACTGTTCGCCCAAAACTTTCAGGCTGATATCCATCTTTGACTTCAACGCTTTTGTGATCTGCTCGTCGATGGTATTCCGGAAGACAAAATCTATGTAATTAACGCACTGACCTTCCTGACCCATGCGATGAATGCGCGACTCGGATTGCATCCTAGAGGACAAATCAAACGAGTTCGCGTAGTAAATAACCGTTTGACTAGCGGTCAATGTGATCCCATAGCCACCGGTCACCGGGTTCGATACAAAGAACCGCGCTTTGCCTTCTTGAAAATCGTCAATCGCGGCAACTCGTGCATCATTGTCCGTGTCCCCATAATAGCTAACTGCCGCTCCCAAACCGTAAACCTTGTTTAATTCGCGCGTGATGTTCTGGATGTCGTATCGAAAACGAGAGAAGATAACGATCTTGCCACTGATCTCGGCGCAACACGACAACAACTCATTCAGCCGGTTGTTCTTTATCTCTATCAACTCGCCGGAATCAGATTTGGTATGCCCGGACAACACTTGCTGCATACGAATGAGCTGGGTCATCACATTGTTAGTTGTCATGAACTCGGCGTCTTCTAAATGTGCCACACAGTAATCTTTCAACTCCATGTAGATACGTCCCTGGTCCTCGGTCAACTCGATATCGCGCGTGATGTAATTCTTAGGAGGCAAGTCCAAACACTCTTCCTTGGTCACTCGTGAGCTGAACCCCTTCAATGTTTCGCTTAACTCGTCCAGGTTCCGGTAACCAACGACCATATTGAATTGATGGCCGCCCATGTTCTGTCGTTTGATAATGGCATAGTGGTGTTGAAAATGATGGAACGACTTGCTGTACGCACCCAACAACTCATCCCCCAAGAACTTACACTGCGACCACAGGTCCATGGGCGATTGGGTCACGGGAAACCCGGACAGTATCCGCCGGTAGTGTGCAAG